CCGGCTTATCCGGTCCGCACCGTCCGCTTTTCGTACGCGTTCCACCGCCGCTCGAACTCCGCCTGCCAGATTTGCGCGCCCTCGGCCTGTTCCTCGGCCGTGACTGTCGCCAGCTCTTCGCCCAAATTCGGCCGGCCCGGCGCCTTCGGCCGCATCTGTACGTATTCGCGCGTGGGAATCTGGACCGTGACCCGCGTCGGAAACGCTTTCGGCACCTGCTGCCGCATCACATCCGTCCGCGTCTGGCCGGTCAAAATCAGATCCCGCTGCCCGCCCTCTTTGATCCGCGAATCTTTGGCGGCCCGCCGAATCTTCGCCCGCCGGTACCGCTCCGTCCGCGGCTTCCAGCCGCGTTTGTCCGCCGCGTCCGCATCGAACAGCCGCGGCTTGACCGTCCGGTCCCACCACTGCCCGACCGCCTGCCACGCGCCCTTGAGCATTTCCCGCCAGCCTCGCACGGTCACGCTCTCCGGCTTGTCGTTCGTCATCTTCCAGCGGATCGGCATTTTTCAAAGTCGCTAAGTCGCTAAGTCGCAAAGTCGCAGAGTCGCAGAGTCCGTGACTTAGCGACTCTCCTGCATTCCGATTTCAAACTCCCAACACGCCCACACGTAGTCCGACGTCGGATCGGTCGGCACCCGCAGCGACTGCGGCGTCCGCTGCGGATCCACCACCTGCTCGATCCCGGTGATCGCCACACCGCATTCCCGCGCCCGCGTCGCACAATCCTCGATCAGCCGGCACGTCCAGCCGTCGAAGTCGGCGAACACCGCGTCGTTATCCTGCGGCAGATCCTCTTCGTCCCGCGCGGCCAGCTCGCTGTAGTACACCTCGACCACGCCGCCGGCCTTCAGGTCCCGCGTCAGCGTCCACTGCCGCCAGTGATGCGCCGCCTTGCGGATCACGAAAAACGGCCGTTCCTCGGCCATCGCCGCCGCCGACTCGAACAACTGCCAGTGGCACTTGGCCTGCGCCTCCTCCTCCGTCTCGACTCCCAGCCGCTCCAGGGTGGGCACCCACAACGGACCGACATCCTCGTCGTCGTTCCCCGCCGCGCACAAGATTAAATCGCGAATTGCCGGCAGCCACAAATACATGATTTAGTCTAAGCTCCAAGCTCTAAGCTCTCTTCCTAGCGTTCCCGATCGCCGTCACCTGCTCGCGCTCGAACGCCGCACACCAGCTAATCGGCCGGTGCCGCCCCTGGTGTGCGTACAGGTACGGCCGGTCATCCTCGGCCAATACGATCCGATCCTGGTACGTCGGTGCCGCCTCCACGTCTGCTCGGTCCAGCTCGACGTCGATCACCTCGACGATCCGTTCGCTGCCGTCCGGCTCCGTGACTCGCCGGATGCGGTGCCGCACGTGGGCCGGGATTTCCGCCTCCACGTCCTCCCCGTCCACGGTCTGCACGTAGGTCACGATCTCCGCGAAGTACGCGGTATTCAGCCGCGTGCTCCGCATCACGTCCTCCTGCAGCTCCCGAAACGTCGTCATCCCTGCAACCCCGCCCGTCCGACTAGTCTGACCCGTCTGACCCGTCTGACTTCACCACGCCCAATTTCCGCAGCGCGAACTCCATCCCGTGCGCAAACAAAAAGGCCACCAGGTCCCCGCGGCGCACGCGGCGGTGTCCCGCCACTTTGCCCCGCGTCGGCAACCGGTAGCCCTTCAGCAACCCGCGGTCGATCCACAGATCGACCGTCCGCGGCGCGACCTCGCACAGCCGCGCGACCTTCCCCGGCGTAAATACGTCATCCATGACAACCCTCGGTGGTTAGGGTTTGCTCACGCGAACAGCGTCCGCTGCTGCCCGCCCGTCCGACGCGCCTGACCCGTCCGACCCGTCCGACTAGTCCGACCCGTCCGACGCCTCTCCCCGCAGATGTTTTCTGGAAAACACCGGTCCGCCACGCGCTCCTGGTGCACCAGCATCTGCATCTGCCGCACCAGGTTCCGCCGCCCGTCCACGGCCGCCCGCGTCACGAACGACCGCTGCACCTCGTCGAGCTGCGCGACGAACCACTGCGCGTACCGCCGCGGCAGCCCCACGTGGGCCACCAGCACCTCCGCAATGATCTCGTCCCGCAGCTCGCTCGTGCACATGCCAAGAGTCCTTAGACCTTAGCTCTTAGGTCTTAGGCTAAGACCTAAGCTCTAAGCCCTAAGCACTAAGCCCTAAGCCCTACCCTTCCACCGTCTCCCGGTAGAAGATCTCGATCCAATCGACGGTCAGCGTCCCCGTGTCCGTGCTGCTCGTCTTGGCGATCTGCACGTACGGCTGCACGCCCACGTCGGCCCAGTCGGTCAAGTCGATCACGCTGCCCTCGGCCACCGGCCGCAACAGGCCCACGTCGTTGCTGACCTTGGCCAGCACGGCCCCCTTGCCGGCGATGTCCCCGCCCTCACGCAGCTCGCGCCGCACCAGGCCGTTCCGTAAATCGAAGACGTACGTCCGCCAGTCGTCCCCGGCCTCGACGTCCGTCTCGATCCCGCTGGTATCGACACCGGAAACCGTCCCGTCGTTCGCCCGAATCGTGACCGCATCGTCCGTCGCGATCTCGAACAGCAGACAGCCCGACAGGTCCGCCGGATCCGCCGCGCCGGCCCCAGCGATCCCCAAGGCCGCCGAAACGTTGTCGCCGGCCGCCCCTTCGCCCCGCTCCAGCTTGGCCCGGATGCGGACCTCCTGGACGTCGTTGACCGGAAACGCCAGGTTGTCGCCCAGGTCCACCCGCAGCGTCTCCGCTTCGTTGGTGGCGGCGAGCACCAGCTCTAGTTGCCCGCCGCTCACGCTCGCGCCCGTGGGCGTGCCCGTATACGTCGCCGTCAGCCCGGTCGGGGTCAAGCCCTTCTTGAAATCGATCCTGTGTTTCTGCACTCGCAAAGGCATCGTTCCGCCCTCTCTCTTAATTATGGTTTGCTGGTCGATCGTGCCGTGTGTTTCTGCTGCCCGTGTCGGACCCGTCAGACCAGTCCGACACCCGAATTCCGCACGAACGCCGCATGGTGCCGCAACGCCGCCCCGAACGCGCCCTTGATCCGAAACACCTGGGCCTCCTTCTCCGGGCAGTAGTACGTCTCGCGGCGCCCGCCCGGCCCGAAGCCCTGCACGAACGCCACGTAGATGCCGGGGAAGATCGCCGGATCGGCCGCCCCGTACCACTGGAAGCCCTGCGTCTCGCCCGTGCCGATCCCCGACAGCATCGGATCGTACATCGGCACCAGGCCGCGGAACGGATTCACGTCGTCTTCCTTCGTGTAGACGACCTGCACGCCGTTGACGCTCGTGTACACGATCGCCGCGTCGGTCAGCCACTCGCTGCCCGTCAGGACCATCGCCAGGTCGATGCCGGCTTCCTCGGTGTCGTTCATGTACTTTTGCTTGTTCATCAGCTTGCGCATCGCCTTGGTCTGGTCGACCGAAGGCGCGCCGCCGTCGCTGACGTCGTTGTCGTGGCTGTAGCACGCCACGCCATCGACCGGGCTCAGTACGTTGCCGGTCAGCAGATTGATGTACAGCCGGTTGACCGTCTTTTCGTGCGCGATCTGCATGTCGCTCAAACGCTGCACGAGAATGTCGGTCGGGTCCTGCATGGCCATACGCGGCGTCAGGCCGAACTCGACGCCGTACTCATCAGCCAGGATCCAGCTCGCCTCGGTCGGCAACACGTCGGCTTGCGCGTACTCCCGGTTGTCGATGTGGACCGGCAGCTCGCCGAAGTAGCCCAGCGTCACGAACTCGCGCGGGCTGAAGTTCGGCATGTCGCTCAGCCGACGGCAAACCCGGTCGTAGGTCACCGGTGCCAGCCGCGTGGCGATCATCACGACGCGCTGAGCGAGCCCGTCCAAGATGTTCGGGTAATCGCTCACGCCCTGGGCCACGTCCATACCCAGCAGATCGCTGCCGGCGTAGCGGCCGTTGCCGCGCGCGAACAGGTGCGCGTCCCGGCCGGTCAGTCGCAGGAACTCCTGAGCCAGGCTTAGATCGTCCCGCTCGCGCAGCCGCACGCCGCGCGTTTCGACGGCCGTGGCCATGATTTCGCGCCAGTGCATGCCGGCGATCTGCCGCACCGTCCCGTTGTCCTGGACCAGTTGGCGAATCGCGTCTTGGGCCGCGTCCCGGCCGGCCGCGCCGCGATTCTGCGCGGCGCCGATCGCCAGCAGTGTGCCTTGGCTGCGCAGCAACAGCGCGTCGATCGCCGCCCGGCAGAACGTGTCGTGGCTGCTCGCCCCCGGCGTGATCTGCCGCGTGGCCTGCAGGGGCCGGTTGTTGGCCACTGCATCGGTGGCCACGGCCGCCGCGAACTGGTCCGGAGTCTGGTTGCCGTCCAGGGCCGCCGTCAAGAGCGCACTGCCAGCCGCCACGCCCAGCAGCGTGGCCCGCGCCTGAATGTCCGCCCGCCGTTGCCGATCGGCCTGCAGGGCCGTCTGCACCGCCGCTTGGACGGCGGCCGCATCCGGCTGCGCGTTCCCCGAACCCTGAACTGCTGAACCCTGACCACTGGCCGGCGTCTTCACCGCCGCCTCGATCGCCGCCTCGTCGCTCGGCAGGGCCTGCCCCCGCGCCGCAAACCACGCCTGGCAAGCAATCGTGCACACCTCGTCCGTCGCGTCCACTGCCGGCACAATCCCCAACCCGAACAGCAACGCCTTCAACTTCGCGCTAAACTTCATGACCGCAACCTCCGTGTCACTCTGATTCTGTCCGACTTGTCCGACACGTCCGACTTGTCCGACTTGCTTTTGCCCGCCCACGAACTCTTGCCAGTCGATCACGCGATCGATCAGCCCCACTTCCAACGCCCGGCTGGCGATCAGCGCCAAGCCCTGGCCGTATTTCTCTCGCACCGCCTCGGCCGAAATGCCCCGGTTCCGCGCCACGCGCTCGACGAACAGCCGATACGCCGGCTCGATGTCCTCGCGCATCAACAGGTCGTAGGCTTCCTTGGTCAACACCTCGACGTCGTTGCCGATCGCCTTCTTGTCGGGCATCCGCAGCACGGTCGCACCGAAGCCGGCTTTGTCCAGCGCCCGCGCCATCTCGATGTGGATCATCACCACGCCGATCGAGCCCGAGAACGCGGAGACCGTGGAATACACCTTGTCGGCCGCACTGGCGACCAGGTACGCAGCCGAGGCCATGTACCCATTGACCCCCACGGCCGTGATCGGCTTGCGGCCCCGCGCGCGAAACACCACGTCGCTGGTCTCCGCCGCCCCGGCCATCATGCCGCCCGGACTGTTGACCGCGATGATCACCTCGGAAACTTCCGGATCGTCGATCGCCGCCAGAAACCGCATGGCGAACGACTCATAAGACGTCTCGCCGTACCAGGGATTGCTATCGACCAGCACGCCGGTCAGCGGCACGATCGCCCGCCCGTTGACCCGACTGCCGCCCCGATTGATCCGCGTGTCCACCGCCGCCCCGATCGCCGCTCCGATCAGCCGGGCGCTAGCCCCCGGTTCCGAACTGCCGTCCAACTGCGAGCCGATCGCCTCGATGCTCTCGACGTGCAGGACGGTCCCCGCCAGATGCGTCCCGCTCGGTGCCCCGGCGTATCCCTGCGCCAGCACCCGCAGTTGGTCGGCCGCCCGCTCGTCAATCCCCAGGCAGCAGTTCAGCAGTCTCAACAGCCAATCCATCGGCTTCTCCAGTTCTTAGTGCTTAGAGCTAAGGTCTTAGACTAAGCTCTAAGTCCTAAGCTCTAAGTACTCTGCCCCGCATCCGTCGTGGTCCGCGTGCTCGCCGCCCCCCCGCCGCTCGAAAAATCGATCGCCAGCTCCAGCGCCCGCGTCAAATCCCGCTCCACCGCCAACTGACGCAACACAGCGCGGTAGCTCAATCCGAGCTGCCCGCACTCAATCCTCAGCGTCGACATCCCACACCGGATCCGCTCCCGCGCCGCATTGACGTCCTCGGTGGGGTTCAGGTGCCGCAACGGCGGCCCCAGCACGTCGTAGTCTTCGTACACCGGCAACCGCTGCAGGTACTCCCGCGCGTCCACGCTCTGGTATCGGCCGCGTGCCACACACCAGCGGTCATGTGCCTGCCTCGGCCGCCGCCCGATCCGCCGGCCGATCGAATTCGTCAACGGCAGGGCCATCGCCCTGTCATCGTTGATCATCGCCCTTAGCGTCGCAAAACTTGCGCCCTTCGGATTGCCGATCAGCCGGTGCCAGCTCACCCCGCCGGACATGCTGACCAGGTTCGTCAGCACATCCATAAACGGAGCGATGTCCGGATTCGGCCGCCCCGACTCGACCACTTGCACGTCCTCATCCGGCCCGACGTGCGCACACGTCCCGGCCGCCAGGCCGACTTCGCTTAAGTGCGACGTCGCCGGCACGTCTTCGTTCAGTGCCGACAGCCCATCGTCGCCATCCATGTTCAGCGCCGCGCCGGTATCGCTCTCCTTGATCAGCAGCGTCAGCCCCGCGGCGATCGCCGCCGCCGTCAGCTCGTGCCCCACCAGCCAATCCGCGTCGCGTGCCGTCTGCATGGCCGCCTGCCCCAGCGGCACGCCGAAGTGCTGTGAGGCCCGCGTGGTCAGCGCCCCGTGAATCACGCGACTGGCCGGGATCCGCCGCGATTGCGTCGTGTAGCCCCAGCCCTGCTGGTCGTCGTAGGGGTGCGCGTCGAACACCCAGTACGCCAGCGGCTCGCCGTCGTACGCGTACTCGATCCCCTGGCGGATCAGATTTTGCGTCCGGCCGGCTGCCCGGTCCCGGCCTCGATCCAACTGCTCGGCTTCGATCACTTGGTAACACACCGGCGGCGATCCATCGGTCGTCGGCTTGTTGACCTCGAGCCAGAGAAAATTGCCGGAACTCAGCAGCTCCCGGCAGGCTTCGGCGTGCAGCTCCCACAGTGACCGTCGCCGCTCGACGTCCGCCCAGCCCTCGGAAGCCCACCGCTCGAACGCCGCGTCCGACTCGTCGCCGAACAAAAACAGTGGGTGCGTCAGCAACCGCCGCGTCCCATCACTCCCATTGGTCCCATCGCGTCCGAGCAGCTCTTCGATCCGCAAATGGTCGATCGCCGCCGAGTACACCGACAGCCCCTCGCCGATCACCTGCTGGACCAGCAGCCCGACCAACCGCGACATGACCGGCGTATTGTCCGCCAGCCACCGAAACCGCCGGACCACCATGTCCCAGCTCTGGGACACGCTAGAATCGCCGGACCGATGCGGCGGCTGGAAGCCGTAGTTGAACCGCGTGATCTCGGCCCCGCTGTACGCCGGCACCGCCGCCCGCCGCCCCGTCGCCACGCCCCGGACTTTGCAACTTTGCGACTTTGCAACTCTGGGACTTTGCGACTCTTCGGCCTTGAGCACCGTCGGCTCGATCCCCACGCCCGCGACAATCGACTCCGCCTGCATGCCCGCCTCCATCGCGCCCGGGCCCGCATAGGTCCCATGCGTCCCATAGGTCCTATCTGTGGCCCCGATTGCCGCCGCCACCGCGATCGCGATCCCCAGCACGCGTACCGGCCGGATCGGCCGGAACCGCCCGCTGCCCCCGCGTCGCATGCTGGCCAACTGCCGCAGCAGCTCGCTCTCCATCTGCCGCAGCTCGGCCAGGCCGACCATCGTGGCCTGATCGCCGCCCTCGTGCGCGAAGGACGACACCCCCGCCGTCACCAGCCGCGAAATCGCCGTCCGCACTTCGTCCAGCCGCGTCTGCAGCGAGCCAATCGTCTGCGCCATCGTGCCTCCGTGGCGTAAGCTTCCAGCTTGCGATCCGTCACCGCCTTGCGATTTGTCACCGCGCCGCCCGATCGTTGGCCGCGGCCCGCGCCTTCGCGATCCGTCCGGCAGCCGCCTTCTTCAGCGACTCGATCGTCCGGCCCTCCCAGCGGCACTGGGGGCACTGGACCCAGCCCGGCCGCCCCGCCACAGCCCACAGCTCCGTCCCGCAGCGTCCGCAGACGTCCTTGGCCGGCTCGTCCTTGCGTCCCTTCGGTCCCTTGCGTCCCTTGGCCTTTTCCGGCGCGTCCTGCACCGCTACCGCGTCCATGCCGTCCATAGCGCATCACCGGCGGGCGTTAGCCCCGGTTCCCACAGCAAGAAAAAAACTGGCCCCGCTGCCGTCGTGCCAGCAGCGGGGCCATCACACGGCTCTCGTTAGCGTGTATTCGGCACCGGATTTGGAAAACTTTACAAACCTTGCCCCGCCTCGCGCCATCGGACCCGCCGCGCCGCCGCCCGCGCCGCTTGTAACTTTTACAATCCGCGCGCAAAAAACGCCCGTGTTTTCCGGAAAACACTACGTCACGTCGCACCAGGACTCGGTCACCGCGCCGCCCGACTCCGCGGCACCGCCCGCGCCGCCCGGTCCTGCGCCGGCCGACCCTCCGGCCGCAACTCCCGCGTCCCCTCCCACCGCGCCGCGTCCCAGCCCGGCGAGCCCACGAGCTGGTCCACAAACATGTCGGCCAGGCAGAGCTGGTTGACTTCGCAGTCCCAGTAGTCGTGTCCGATCGTCGAGTCCCGTTCGACAAACTCCAGCCGCGGCCGCCCGTCTTTCCCTTTCCGCGTCGTCGGCGGCTCGTTGACCAACTGCTCGAGGTAAAATCGCCCGCACTCCTCGATCTTCGCCGGCAGCAGCCAGGCCCCCGGCTGATCCGCCGGCGCTTGGAATCGGCCCGCCAGGTCCCGCCGGTACGCCAGCGAGTTGATCGACCACAGCCGCAGCCCGCCCTCGTACCGCACCTTCTTGCCCGTCTTTTTGTCCGGCCGCCGGCTCTCGGTGACCAGCGACTCCTTGTAGCGCTCGTCGCGCATCGTGCCGTCGCCCTGCACCGCCCGAATCCGCGCCGGTGCCCCGTGACTCTGAATCCAGTGGTGGACGTCGAGGATCCTGTATTTCGCGTCGATCCCCAGCAGCGCGACCCAGAGCTGCGATCGCCCGCGCGGATTGCGGCCCTGCACCGGGAACCGCGTGTCGAGCACCGCTGCGTCGATCTGCGCAAGATCCGACTTTACCAGCTCGTGTTCGTCGCCGGCCTCGCGATCAAAGACCCACCAGTCCACCAGCCACGACGTCTTGCGATCGCCCCAGGCCCGGACCGCACAGTAGACCTCTTCCTCCTGCACGTCGCAGGAGGCCGTAAGGAAATACGCCTCCGCCGGCACCACGCTGCGCGGATAGCTCGGCACCGACAGCCGCCGCGCCAACTCCTGCCAGGTCGGCATCGACCCGCGCTGCTTGAACGACCTGCCCAGCCAGTTCTGAAAATAGTCCGGCACCAGGCCTCCCATCCGGCACCGCAAGTACTCGGCCGCGATCGTGCCCCACTGCGCGTTGCTGTGCGCCGCCCACAGATGGAAGCCGACGTCCCGCTTGCCGCGCTCGGACGTCCCCTGCAGCTTGCCCGACTTCGGGTGAATCGAGCAGCCGCGCGGCACCCACTGACCGGCCCGCACAAACTCCGCTTTGCGATCGTCGCCGATCTCGCAGCCCCGCACGCATACGTAGTGCGCTGTCCGCCGCGCGACGTCCGGATCGACCCAATTCCCGTCGCCGTCCTTCAGGCCGGCGATCCCGCCCCGGCCGGCCAGTTCGCCTTTGGAATGCGGGAAAAACCGCAATTCCTGCGGTGTGCCGCACTCCGGACAGCGCGCGAACCACCGCCGCCGATCCGTCTGCCGCTCCAACGCGTCGATCCGCGACGGCTCCGGGATCGGCGACGATTCCCGAAAGATCAGGTGCCGCGGGAACGCCTTCACGCGCTGACTGGCCGCCTCCACCGGATCGCCCGCGTTATGCCCGGCCAGGTAGACGTCCAGCTCGCTGAGGAAGACGTACTTGCACCGCCGGCCGCGCAGCCCCTGCTTGGACCCGGACCAGCTCAGGTACACCCGCATTCCACCGACGTTCATATACCGCAGATTCCAGCGGTACTCCGGCGGGATCTGGAAGCCGGACTCCTTCGCCAGCGAATACAGCCGCTCGCGAAATTCGATCGTCGCCCGCTTGTCCGGCAGTACCGCCAACGCCGAGGCCGGCGCGTGCTTGGCCAAGTACAGGATCAGCGCGCACAGCGAAAGCGTCTTGCCCACCTGGGTCGACGCGGGAATCGTGATGGTCCGCGTCTCCGGGTCGGCCGCCGCGCGCAGGACCTCGCGCCACCACGGCCGGTCCGTCAGATCGTACAGCCCCCGCGCCGCCTCGTGCTCGTCCGACATCCGCACGTGCGACTCACACCACGCGTCGGGCTCGACGCGCTGCACCGGCCGCCAGGCCCGCCCCACGCGCCGCCGCAATCGCTCGATAGCTGGCGTGATCATTCTTCCGGCTCGGTCGTGTCGTCCGTGTCTCCCTCGCACAGCCGCTGCAGCTCCGCGAGTGCCCCGTCCCGCAACTGCTGTACTTTTCGGTAGATCTCCGTCCGCGTCTTGACGCCGATCGACGCCGGCAGCAGCGCCACGACCTCATCCTCCAGCGCCGCCAGGATCGCCTTCGCGTTGTTGACGATTTGCTCGCAGTACTGGCCGACCTCGTCGACGTCGGCCAGCTTCCCCAGCCGCACGCCGGCCGCCGCCTCTTTCTCCTCCAGTTCCAGGAGCTTGACTCGCCTCGCCGCCGCCAGCAGGTCCTCGTCCTCGGTCGTCTCGATCGACGATCTCACCGTCGCCAGCCACGCCCGGATCTCCTCGATCGGGAAATGCCCGTCCCGCTTCCCCGGCGCCCCCGGCCGCCCCGGAAAATCCGGTCGCGTCCCCAGTCTCTGCAGGACCCGCTCCGAGATCCCGACCTCCCGGCTCAGCTCCCCCCACGTCCGCGCCGCCCTCGGCTCTGCCTTCCGCTTTCCCATCCTTGCCTTGCCTCCGGTATCTCTATCGTCCCAACCCTGACGACGACGACACCCCAACCCACCCCCAGCGCCCACTCCGCGCAACACTTTAAAGTCGCGCGCCGCACCAAAACTGAACGAAAGGACCCGCCGGGGGGGTGGGTCAGTCTGGGATTAGGTTGTTTGAATTTCCGACGAAATCAACGCGGCGGGGCGATTTGTTGGTCCAAAACACTGTCCCACGCGGCTGATATCTTTGGGACGGATCTGATTGGAAACCAAGAAGTCACGCAAGGACGAGGTCATGGACGATCTTGTTGACACGTCGCAGAGCGTTGTAGTGGATTCGGCATTCGTCGCGTCAGCCCAAGACGGGGTCCGCACACTGGCTAACACCCCAGCGGCTCGCATCGCAGCCTAGCTTTCCGTGCTGCAGTTCGCGATTCTCGATCGCCCGATGCAATCCCCAGACGGCCACTGTGAAAATTATCCGGGCCGGAAAAGCAGATCCACGGCGTGTTGTTTGGGCACGATCCGCGGATCGAGATAGGCCAGCGTCACGGACCGACTGCTGTGCCCGAGCAACTCGGTCGCGTTCCCGCCCGCAGCCTCATAATGAGTCGCCACGCTACGGCGGATGCGATGAAACTTGCAGTGCCGATCGCGAGGCAAATGCGCGCGGTCAAGCAACCGCGCGTACCGTCGCCACAGATATGTGGGCGAGTACGGCCACGGGAAGATCTTCTCTCGCACCGGCTGGCGAATGGCCTGCAGGGCAGCGATTGTGTCCGAGGCCAGCTTGTACAGCCGGTCGCGCCGCTTACCCTTCCGCAGCTCGGCCGGCACGAGCATGAACCCGGCTTCCAAATCCGCATGCGGCCATTCTAAATCGCGAACAGCGCCGATCCGTTCGCCCGTGTCCCAGCAGACCAAGTGCAGCGCTCGCCACCAGGCGGCCGCCGGCACTTCGCCGATCGTTCCGGGCTCGCGTTCGCACGCCCCCAGCAACCGCGCGATCTCGCTGGCCGTCCAGGCCTGCGGCACGCGTTCCGGCTCCACTTCCGGCAGCACGTCCGGCCATTCGTCCAGCAACTTCTTCCGGCACGCGAACCGCCACATCGCCAACAGGTTGGCCCGTTCCTTGTTCACGCTAAACGGGCTGCGCGGAAGATGCCGGAAGTAATCGAGGAATCGATTGACGGTGGTGTCGTTCAGGTCCTGCAGCACGGCCGGCCGCTGAAGCCACCGCGAAAAGGTGCGGATGGACGTACAGTACAGACGCCGCGTGTTGTCGGATCTCGAACGCAAGAACAGGGGAGAGAAATAGTCTCGGAAGAACACGTCCAGCCGCATTTGCGGCGCATTCGGAACACACATAGCTGCAGACCAAGGTGAAGTTGAATTCCTCAACTATGCCATACGCTGCGTCGTGCGCTCCCTTAATCCGTGGCTTTTCCCCAGCCTTTTGGCGGGACCGTGAAGTCCTGTCCTCTCCGCTCGAAGATGCGCGGCTGCGATGAAAGACGCGGCCGCGCGGGCGTTGGAATTCAAGCGTAATTCACGGTCATGCAGAAACAAGCCAGAAACGGCCCAAGAAACGCCGGAGGCCGGATGAACGCGGCGCTGACCTTGGTCGATGGCGATAGCCCGACCCGCTCACCCGGCCTCAACGGCTGACCTCCCAAGATAGGCAGGAGCACCACGCGTGTCAACGCAGACCAGCCCAATACATAGCTTCCGAATTGCCGTCGTGCTTCTGGCGACACTCGGTTGTGGGCGACAAGAGTCCCCAACCGGTACACCCGGCAGCGCACCGCCGCCAACTCAGCTGGCCAGCCCGGTAGAAACACTCCAATACGACGGGCGCACCTGGACCGCCACAGGCGAGATGTCGCAGGCGTTGCCCATTTGGCTGCCCGCAGCCGTGTTCACGGCCGGCGATCCCGATGAGCGTCTTCTGCACGTCACCGACCGCGAAGCTGCGGGCTTGGCCGCGCGTGAGGTGTTCCGAATGGAACGGCGCAGCGGTGGCGAGTGGGTGCTGCACGGTACGGTCGAGATGTTCGGCGCCAATGGCGACCACGACATCGATCACTATCGCGAGGGCAAGCGGCACGGTGAACAGCTTCGTTACGGGCCGGACGGCAAGCGCCGCATTCGCAAAGAGTACGACCGCGGGCAGCTTCACGGGCTATGGGAAATGTGGCACGACAACGGGCAGCTCATGAGCCGGACCCACTACGAACACGACGTGGAGGGTGCGACCGAAGCGTACCACGCCGATGGCACACCCATGAAGGTCATAGCGAGCCAGGAGCCAACTAAGGCGGAGGAGTCGGCTCCCGATCCGGGCTTCATGCTCAATCGGTTGCGCGACGCCGTCTCGGGTCCGGCGTGGGCGATTGCCCCGTCGCCGGCTACGTGGTCCACGTTGACGGTCGACGTCGGTGAGTCGTTTTCAGCCCAGACGGCGGCCCAAGTCTGGAGCACGTGGACCGAGCCGGTTACCGCGCTCACGCTGAAGAGCAACCTGCAGATCAAGTCGGAGATTGAACAGGCCGTTGCTGCCGCGCGGCCCGGAGAGCGGCCGGTCGAACGCGAGTTTGACGCCTACGGCTTTCGTATCGTCGTCACGGCCAGCAACGGGACATCCGCTGACACGACCTTCGTTCGCATCTCGTTCATGGGCGCGAAGTACGCACCGTAACTCCAAGGAATTCTTCCATGTCGCGAATCATTCGCTATACTAGGGGCATGAGCAAGACTCAACTCTTCGTCGCTAACGTCAATCGGATCATCGATGACGGCGACCTCTCCGTGTCGGAAATCGCCAGGCGGGCGGACATCAACCGGGCCGAATTGAGCCGGGTACTCAATGGCCTTCAGGGCGTCACGATCGAGCGTGCCGAGAAGATCGCCGACGCGGTTGGCGTGCCGCTGGACGTGCTGATCGCCGGCCCGATCGAAGCCGCACTGGCGTCTTAATCGCGCCCCTGCCGCGGACTGCGCACAGGATCATGCATCCTGTGCGCAAAATGAATCCCGGAGGTTTTGCCCATGCCGAGATTTCCGCTACGGATTTGCGTCCGGCCCTACTCCGGCAGCAACGAGGCCAAGCGGCGCAAGTACTTGGACTTGCACGGGCTCTCCTGCAGCCCGCGCATCAGCCGGCGGGCGCTAGGGCTGAGCTACAGCACTTCAGCCCGCGTGAGTCCCCGCGCCGGTGAATCAGCCCCTATGGTTAAGCCGGCTATCCTCGTGCTGGAGTTGCTGCGGTGTCGAGAATGCACCACAGCGTGGGCACTCGTACCACGCACGCCCACGCTGGTAAATCAGGACGTGCGACGCAAAATTCCCGCACTGACCGCAGGAGGCATGGACCTTTGGTAGATATCCACCACCGATTTTTTCGACGATCGTCTTCATCGTTTTTCCCTTTCGTCTCGTGGTTTCAACTCTCATCTTGATTGATTATGAGTAAATTCGGTCGAAAGTCAACAGTCTCAGCACTCGCCTACTTGATTTTTTGCAAAATAATCTGTAGACTAGTCAGAGATGATTGATTTACAAGGAGTTAGGACATGGGAAAACTTTCCGAAAAGCCCGGAAAACACGGCGGAAAACACGGCGGAAAACGGTGCAACGCGGGCCGCCGGCAGAAAAGCGAAGCGGGACCCAGCGTAATCCTCACGGCCTCGGTGCCGCCGGAGCAGGCCGCGTGGGTGGATTCCCACGGGCTCGGCCGCTCGGCCGCAATCCAAAGCCTGATCGCCGCGGCCCAACGCCTCGGCCTGGACCTCCGCGCCTGATGCGCAGCGGTGAATCTGTAAACCCGCGCTTCCGGCCTGGCCACTCCCCGCGTAAGCTCCGTCCTGCACTTCGGTCGGCCACTCGTCAGCGGCGCGACCGCGACGGCCTCTTGAGCCCGTTGGCTCCTGCGCCGCCGCCTGCCCACGGAAGGGCACACACAGACGCGACTCGAAAAGCACCGCTCATGGAGGAGCACATGCGCCGCAGACGACACCTGATTCCCACCCTCGGCCGACCCACTTCTTGCCTCGCGGTGATGGCGTTGCTATCGCCGAAGGCCATTCGCGAGAAGATCGCCGAACTGACCGATCGGGCGCAAGCCCTCGTCGACCTGGCCACGTCGGAGAATCGCGAGCTGCGCGACGACGAACGGGTCGAAATCGACGGCATCCTGGGCAGCGGCAAAAAGGGCGAGGCCGGCTACAAGCCCGGCAAGATTGACGCCCTGGAAACCGAGCTGGACCGCGCCGAAAAGCTCGAAGCCCGGCAAGCCGCACTGGCGGCCAGCCGCACGGGCGACGGCCAACCGCCTTTCCAACGTGCGGACGGACCGGGCGTCGAGCCGGCTCCCGTCAGCCGCGTGGCCCGCATCCAGATTCCCGCCCAGGCCCAGTTCCGCACCGGCCGATTGCAAGCCTACCGCGGCGAACATGCCGATCGACGCGCGTACCTGGCTGGCCAGTTCTACGCCGCCACGCTGTTCCGCAATCAGCGCTCGGCTGAGTGGTGCCGCAACCAAGGTATCGACGTCGCCTTTCGCGCCGCCTTGTCCGAAGACGCCGATTCCGCCGGCGGCTTCCTCGTCCCGCCCGAGGTCGAAGAGGCGATCATTGACCTGCGCGAAGAGTACGGCGTGTTCCGCCAAGACGCCGCCGTGGTCCCGATGGCCCGTGACACCAAGACGCAGCCCGTCCGTAGTTCCGGCGTGACCGCGTATTTTGTCGGCGAAGGCGCCGAGATCACGGCCAGCGACAAAGCCTGGACGCAAGTCGAGCTGACCGCCCGCAAACTCGCCGCCCTGGTGCGCTACTCCAACGAGCTGAACGAAGACGCGCTGATCTCGATCGGCGACGATCTGACGCGCGAAATCGCCTACGCCTTCGCGGTCAAGGAAGATGCCTGCGGGTTCCTGGGCGACGGTACGTCCACCTACGGCCACGTCACCGGCGTGCTGAACGCCGTCGCGGCCGGATCGCTGTACACCGCGATCACGGGCAACACGGCCTTCAGCACGCTCGATTTGGCCGACTTCGAGTCGATGGTCGGCAAACTGCCGTCCTACCCTGGCATCTTGCCCAAGTGGTACATCTCCAAAGCCGGCTGGGCGGCCTCCATGCTCCGCTTGACCGACGCCGGCGGCGGCAACACGGCCGCCATGCTTGCGGCC